AAATATACCAGAGCCGTCTAGATTACGACGCACTACTGAATTTGGACTGGCATTTACGTCAATGTTAGGTGTTTCATACACCACAATATTTCCATCAAGATCCTTGTAATAGATTTTCCTATCTGCATAGTTTAGTGCAAGCTCCCCATGATCTAAAAATTGTTGAAGTGGAACCGCGCCAGCAGTTGGGCTATTTTTTAAAATTATTTTTTTATAATCTGACATATTATTTTATGCGTGTAAAGTCTGTCCTGTAGCCATTATTTGGTAAATTTGGATCAATCATATAACTATTATATCCAGCGAAGTAGAGAGTGCCGTCATTTAGATGTAAAATTGTATAGTCTTCACCTCCATATGGACTTACTGATTGTATATTAATTATACGATCAACAATGTGTGATTGCAAGTTTAAGCGTGTCCAAGTATTTAATACTGTGTTGTTGCCGAGACCTGATTCATATTTTGTATTTGATCCGACAACAAATAGATAATTCATATTATCTTCAGGCCGATATGCTTTTACAAAGTTAACATTATCTGAATAATATCCGTTACCAGGCCAAAATTCTTTAATTTGGTAGCCAGTTGGCAACGGCCCCATTTGTCTCCATGTAGTTGCATCACCAGTAAGCGAAAATTTATTTCCTGTATTTTTACCAGCGCACAATATTTCATAAGAAATTATTGGTGCGCTAACAAAACCAATTGAACGTACACGACCACGGTTAGAACTCCATGAAGGGGCTGCCGCTAAAACGTTTGATCCAGTTGATGAAAGAGCAATTGCTCCACCAAACTTTTCACCAGCAAGTTCTCCCGCTAACGTTCCAGTTAGCAACTTCCATTTTGAATCATCATATCTAAGTAGACGAACCGTGCCACTGTCTATTTGTCCATAGGCATCACCGTTTAACGCGCCAACTGCTAGGGTTGAGCCATCACGAGAAAATGCTACTGCAGTTCCGCTCGCTTCATTTACTGATAGACCGTGTATGTCGGTGCCAAGTTGAACCCATGAAGTAGTTGAAGAATCATAGTTATACACTCTAGTAGTTCCGCTATTTGATCCTGCTGCATCTGAGCCTGGAGCGCCAATTGCTAGTAGTGTGCCAGTGCCGTCTAGTGATATATTAATCGCACCATCTGATGCAGCTCTTCCAGTAATGTCTCCTCCAAGCTGTGACCAGTTGCCATTTGTCAGGCGATAGACTCTGACGACCCCTGCGCTAGAGACTCCATTTGAAGCAATAGCTATTATTGTTCCTGAAGTGTTGATGGCAACTTTTATACCACATTGTTGATTTGTAGCTGTACCAGTAATTGAGTCACCAACTGGATCTGTGCCAGACGCCGTTATACGTCTAATATAGACACGTCCAATATTTCCATTGTATCCGGGAGCTCCTACTGCTACGACGTTGCCGTCACCAGACAGCGCGACTGAAGAACCTAGTTTAGAATTTGCTAATTCACCATTAAATGAAAGGTTGCGTTGAACCCAACTGCTATTGGAATTTGAGTAATCATATATACGCATTTGGCCAAAGCGAGAAGAGCCAACCAGTTGCCCGTCTGGCACGCCAATACAGAGACGATCGCCTGCAGAATTTAAGCTTACAGACTGACCAAAAAGCGCGTTAGTTTCTTGAGTAGTTATAAGAGGTCCATACGTTGACCAAGAGTTGCCATTATAAATATGACACTGCACTCTACCATTGGCACCAGGCGCGCCTACAGCAATTATATTGCCAGAATCATTTGAACTTATTGATGTTCCCAATAAATGCCCTGCAGTCACGCTCTCTATAGTAGTTCCACGTTGAGCAGTAGTGTTATTTTTTTGACCAGAAAAATATAGCGCGCCTTGGCCACCAATATGGTTAGTAGTGTACAACGAATCAATGTTTATATCAGGGTTATTGAAAATTACTGTTGGAATGTTTTTATTTGAACCAGAATTCTCACCAAATATATTATTCCCGTTGTATCCCCAACCATACAAGAGGCCGTCTTGGGTTTTTACAAATATAGAAGTAGAGGAATCTGATCCAGAGCCATATATGCTACAACTTGAATAATTTTCAATGCCAGGTAATGTTATTGTGTTAAAGGTGCTGTTAATAGAAGTATTGTTTCCACTTCCATTTTGTCCCTGACCGCCATAGCCTGCCATGCGTATGCCAGACGCTGTTAATGCAATGCACGTTGCATATTCAGCGCCTCCCCAACTTCCAACTAAAAACGCGTCGAGCACATTTTCTAATACTGGAGTTGCTTCTCCGGCTGTCTTTGTTGCTGTGCTTGTAGTTGTCGTTCCAGAATTTCCACGACCAAGAACACCATGTTGATTATAGCCAGCGATCCATAGACGATTTGATGTATCAATTACGGCGACGTTATTAACTTCAATGTCTCCAGCAATTATAACTTTACGAATTTTATTATTTGCACTGTAGTCGTACAGCGGGGTGTATGCCTTTGTCCATGAAGTAACAACTGTAGCTGTATTTGGGGTTCCTGGAAACGGAACAATATTAAACATATTGTGTTGAACTAAGCCAATCGCCCACAATTCTCCAGTTTCATCGAGAGCACACATTTGAGAGTATCCGACATGCAACTCAGCTGCGCGACGGTTGTCAGGAAGTGGCATCTCACAGTGCGAAAATTTGCTAGCAAAGCCAAACCGGTTGTTTCTGTTTTCACCTGTTACGACTGGAACGCCATCATGGTTTATATAACAAAACTCACCAAATCCAGGAGCAGAAGTGTCAGGCCCACTAGATGGACGACTAACTAGTTTTGCTGCTGGCCCAGTTTTAAATACTTTCGAATCGACATACTCCCGCGTTGCCACTCGACGACGTGTGTTTGTGTCACGACCCTCATATAAAACGTCAGTGCTTGAGTCCCAACTTGGACCGCCAAAGCTAAGTTTACTAGGATCGATCGAATCCGGCAATATATTATTGCTGCTAATAGAGAGAGGTGCAAGACCCAATTGACGTTCCGAATTTATGCGTAGCGTGTTGTCGTGTCTTAAGTTTAGTGTTGCAGTTCCGCCACTTGTAAGTGCCAAACTTTGCAGAGACTCTTCCCCTTTAATGATATCAAGAACATTTCCACGATCAATAAATGTATTGACTACGGTATCAGGAGTTGCCTTTATAATATAATTTGTGACAAGGTATGGTTGAATTATAGAGTGTGCTTGGCTGCCTCCAACGGAAGAGGTATTTGATGTAATTATACTTCCGTCATTGGGAGTCTCTCCAAACTCAAGAGTACCAGTAGTATCACTTATATAACTATAGGTGTGACTGTGACTTGGCATCTCAGCGATAGTCAAGGCGTGTGAGTATTTTCCTCCAGTATTACCAATAGAAAATGTTTGAGGCGAGTTTATACCGTCATTACCTATTCCAGCTCCAAGAGTGATGCGGCCGCGTAAGTCTGGTAGTGTATACCACCAGTCTGCTCTATACGCTTCAAATCCAGGAGAAACTGCGGTTTGTCCAGTTTGGGTTGTAAAGATTGGGCCATATGTATTTAATAATAGCGTGGCAAGTTCTGGATAGTCTTCTCCCTTAAAGCGACCACCAGCGCATGATAGCCATCCGCTTGGCACACTTGTAACAGAACTATAAGGTTGTATTGTTCCAACAGGAAGTACTACATTTGTAGTAGTTACATTTATTGCTCCTTCGCTTTGTATTTGAGAAATAATACTACTAATCGATGTCCATGACAAAGAGTTTCCTAGTTTTCCTAATAAAGAAGATTCGCTAGGATTGTTTATTGGTATTGCATACTGGTGTGCACCTAATTGTAATTGAGAACCAACTATTAGTTTTTCACTTTTTATTGGAGCAGTAGAAGACAGGGCGCCTTGCTCGTAATAGAGTCCGGCTGCATCAATTTTTAATACTGGAGAAGTAACAGTACCACCAGAAAAAGTTTTTATGCCAGTTATCGTTTGTAATGAGTCTGTTGTGACAGCTCGTAACAGAGCAGAAGAGTTTTCGGACGTAGTGTAAAATAACGGTGATATGCTGTCTTTTACATCACTGATTTCTTCTATAATACCATTTGTTTTTTTACGCCAAATGTCAAAGGTGTCACTATTATTAACACCATTTATAGAAAATTCTGAAAATTGAATTGAATCCATTATCTTTATTTATTCTCTTTTTTTTGCAACATTGCAGTTATTTCGCTTTTCCACTGTAATAACTCTTCAACCTTTTTATGTAGTTCGGCGATTAGACGTTCTTGATTGCGCATTCGTTTTTTACGATTAATGACCGCGCGATATGCCTCAGTATCAGAATTTAGAATTGCATTTGAAAAAGAGTCGCGCTCTAATGAAGGCGCGTCTTCAACTTTTATTTTTTTAGGAGTTGCCATAACTTTATATTGTTGCGATTGCTCTAAAATCACGAACAGTTGGGATATCAAAAATGTTGTCTGACAACAGTATAACTTTCACTTGGAAAGAAATAAAATCATCATTAGGATCAATCTTATATTCGCTTTCACTATATTTATTAGGATCGCTACTAATAGGCACTGGATTTTTTGGTGTTAATTCCTGCCACCCAATGCGGTCGTCTGGAGTAGATGTATCAAATCCAAGTTTTACATATACCTTAATGTCTGTGCGTTCTGTAGGACGATTTGTTGATATAAAAACATTTAAAACGTCTGAGGCATTATTTAGCGTAACTTTACGAGTAATATATCGAGCAATTGCTGCTCCACCACTGGTAGAATTTTCACCAGTAAAACTACCATTTATAAGGTTCGTGACTGTGAGTAGAGATGAGCCGTCAACATCAATTATTGGAGATATTGCCGAATCAACCGTAACTAGATTTGCTGTTATCAATGCTCTAGGTCCAAATTGAAGTTCCTGTTGAATAGAAGACAATATATGTGAACTTAAGTTGCCATAACTACTTGGCAGATAGTTATTTGTTGCTGGTTCAAATCTTTCAGGACTTTCAGATCTAAACTGTATGCTATAGTCTATTGCTGTGCGGTTAAATGTTAATTTTGGTTGACGCAAATTAAACATAGACACCGGCACTTCAGCGAGTTTAGAGACAAGGCCTGCTATGGTTGTTGGGTTATTAGGATCAGTAGTTGCTTTATTGACTACTACTGTAGGCGCAACGTTATAACCAGATCCGCGATTAAGTATTCTTACCTTAGAAATACTACCAGTAATCGGGTCTATTATTGCTTCTGCTCTAGTACCTCTATCTGGTATAAATGATATAGTTGGTGGCAAGCCATAGCCCGCACCTGGATTGTTTATAATTATATCATCTACTCCACTGTGTAGTTCTGTTCTAAAGGCAATATTTCCTGATGCCGATGTGGCATTTGCTGGGTTGAAGAAGCGAGCACGGTTAATGCGGAATTTAAGGTCTTGTTCTTGTTGTGGCGTCCACGTATAGGCATTAGCACTTGTAAAGAATGTTCCAAGATACTCTTGTTTTTCTATGCGCTTACCAGAAACAATATCAGTCTCTCCAAGTATTGCATACCAGCAACGATAGTCACCATCATTTGAAGATACAATCACGGAATATTCTTCGTCGCTCTTTAAGAAAACGGGGTCGCTAAACTTAAAGTTTGTTGGCAACGAGCCATTATCACTAACTACCACTTGGTCTGGATTACGGAAAACTCGTGAGTATGGAACAACTGTCCGTGTCGGTGCACCATTTTCCATGGTCACAATATAGATTTCAACTGGTTGGAAAAGTGCTTTTTGCGCAAAGTAAATATCAATTGAAGTTATAAACACTCCAGTTTTATAGTTATCACTACTAATTACAAATGACTGCGCAAGTGGATCATGATATGCCGTACTCGTTGTTGTAACGCTGCCGGCGCGGGCATCGGCAAGTGGAGTTACGGTAAATTGAGGAGTTTTTGTTGAAAGTATAGTCTCCTGTATAGTTTCAAGTATGCCACTCGCAGTATATTTTGAAAACGCATAGGTTGTTTCAGATGAAGCGTTTCGTATGTCATCTGTTAACTTAAACGTACGATCTCCAGTGCGGAAACGCATTGAGCTGTTGTTTGGTATAATAAATGAACCGTATAGCTCTCCACTGTTATCAGTCATAAGAGCCGAACCATAGGCAGTATACCCACTCTCAGGTGTTGGTAAATCTGTTGATAATAAGTTATTAAATATACGTGTTGAATTATCATTTATCGTCGTCGGCACAATAAATTTAGTGCTATCATTACCAATCACTTGATTTGTATATGCTGATATATTTTTATCCTCGAAAAATGGATAGACTTGTGTAGATGCCTTTAAACCCGTCGCGTGGAAATAAACAATTCGTGAACGAATAAACGGTATAATTGCAGTGTCTACAACGTTTGTTCCCATACTTTTTGGAACATAAGAGAAACCAAGAGTAGTGTTTGTACCCGTACGAGTCTCGGTGTAGTTTCTTACTGTAGTTGTAGTTGTAGGTATGCCACGCCCAGACACAAACGTTCCGCGTGCTGTGGTTGACGTAGAGCCACCCCACTCACGTTCCCAGTTGTTCCAGTCTGTACCAAGTATGTCAAGTGCCGGGTCTTCAGCAATAAACTTAATTGCGTCAAACGAGCTGTCATCTGTTACAATAAGGTCTGGGCGAGTAACTGTGTCTTTCCAGTTGTCTGCTGAGGGCGATAGACGTATATGTCCATTAATTTTTGCATAGACGTGCGGGTGCACACTGATATGAGCTGTTGCCTTTAGGTGAGACACAAGTTCAACCTCTTCATAGTTTAAAGTAATAATGCTGTCGTGTACTCGTATCTTGCCGTCGTCAACCAGCTTTGAAGTGCTACCTGTTATTGCTGTTCGTTCGCTGTTAATCGTGAGGTCAATGTTATGCGTATTGTATCGAGGACGAAGTAAACCAGCATCCTTGTCTACTGAGCAACTATAGTCTGGATTAAACACGTCACCTACGCCATGACCAATAAAGTTATCAACAAGTATGCCATTTTTAAATCGCTCACCAGCGTCGTCAAATATGCGTTTCTCAGAAGCGGAGCGCTCAAGGAGTGAAAGAGACGTGTAGTATTCTATATTACTAATACGCTTCTCTATCGCTCCAATATCACGCATCGTGTAGCGGCGATTATCAATATACACCTTAACTATGTCAGACACGTTTTGTGTGTATGCTGGCACAGTTAATGTATATAGAGTCATTGCATTTTTAGGCACCGTTGGCTCAACTGGAGTCAGTGAGGACAGGCCATTTATAATTGTAAATTCGTTGTTTGAGTTTACGGTGACAACATCGATACGTGGTAGGTAGAATGTAGTGTATGATGAAACTGGGGTGTTTGGATCAACTTGACTCTTATTTGAGTTTGTTATTATTGTGCCAACTACTCCGCCACTTACACTGTATAGTATGTCTTGTCTAAAGTCTAGCGCGTCAGAAAGTTTTATTCCTTTGTATGACGGGATGTCATCGTATGCTGTACCAATGCTGTTATTATTTTGACGATACGAATCAACGTTATACATTACAAGATCGCGACCAGTAACTCCGCCAATACGACCATAGTGTTCGTACTTAATAGAAAACGTTTCACTTATCGTTGCGCCACCGGTATATTGAACTCTTCCATTTGTATAGATTGTATCACGCTGACCATCGTCAATAAGTGTAAAGAGGTCAGTAATAATTTTTCCTGATGCGGTCTTTACCTCTATTATGCGTATAATATCAGTGTTTTTAAGGGTGTATATTTTATTTGCACCACCAGAAGCAAAAGTAATAGTAATATCATCTGCAATTGCACGACTTTTTGTAACGCGTGCGATGCTTCCAGCGTTGCCTACTGCAATTTTTACGAGAGCAGAGTAAGAAGCTGTGGTCCAGTTGCTGCTTATTGGAGTTAGCGTTAGAGTCAATGCGTCACTCGACATCGCTGCAGTATAATGGGTGCCCTGAACCTTTATTTGACCATTTACAATTAGCGATACGTTGCTTGTGTCTGTAAAAGTGCGACCGCCATCTACTGAAAGAGTAATTGCCCCATTTGCAGGACCGGTAAATTGTCTCTGGGCATAAAATGTTATTTCACGCATTGCAGTCGCGCGAGGATATGGCAATTGAAAAAGTGCTGTATTAGCAGTACTTTCTAACAACGCACCACTTGTAACATTAAACATAAAATTTGAACCAACAATCTGGTCAACGTTATCAAATCGTCGTGCATTCCAATCCGCAGTAGGAGTGCCAGTATTAAAAACTATGTCATGAACAAAGCAGCGAAACTGAGATCTGCTGCCACCAGTAGCCTCAAATGCGCGTATACGGCATGTGCCTATAATGACACCCCCGTTTGTGTTATTGGCAGGTGCACCATTGACGTGTGCATAGAGGTTATACAACGTGTCTATTGTTGATATTGATGGAAGAGTTGATGTTACAGTACTGCCTGCAATTAAGATACTGCCAGTTTGTGGGTCTGCGGGGAGATCTCCACCAGTATTGCCGGTTTGTATATTTCCAATAAAATAACTACCAATATTTGCGCTTGTGTTTATGCGAACTTCTTCCTGCTCGCGAGCTTTTTTAGAAGTAAGGTTTAAGCTTTTATCAAGAGCTACACGATAACCATCAACATATGCGACGGATGGATCAAGCGTAACTGTATATTGTTCTCGTGCACTTTCAATCGCTTCGCGTTTCTTCAATGGTGTAGTCAGATCATATCCAATCTGATCTAATTCGTCTGCGCGATACGAGCCATGAATATAGGCAATTTCACTTACGCGCCCACCATTTACACGTGCAGTTACAGAGTCACTGACACTTCCGGGAGACTTAACAGCAACAAATTCAGACCCAACGATTACAGGAGAAGTTGCACCTAAACCTAACCAATCTGTGTCTATGCCAAGATCTTGAATACGATATCGACGACCAACTACAATATAGTCAGCTTGCAAGTTGTCGCCATCAAATGTTTCACGGGTGCCAATTATAAATGGATTTACTGTATAGTTTCCAGACTCTTCACTTGTGCGTTTTGCAAGTATATCAACTATTTCAGCATATTCTGCAGCTTCAGTAATTTCAAGCGGCCGCGAAGCATTTATTACGAGTAACTTTATATAAGAATTTGTGCTGTCTGCATAGTCTTCACTTGAAATCCAATTTAGTGTAAGATCAATTGTATATCTGTCAGCGCCAGGCGCGCTATAGTTTGGGGTGCCATTTGCGTTGTCAAGCAAGCTAAGGTCATCAAAGTATGATACAATCTCTTCATTAATTTTTAACACTGCATAGCCAGTAAGTGGGGTAGCAAGCTCAGCCTTGTCAATAAAATACGTTTGACGTGGCACAGCAACAAAAGATCCCTTTGTGTAAAATACCCCTTCTTCACAAACGAGTCCAGATGCAACCCCGTCACTAATATAGGTAAGGCCATTTACTACTGGCAATGCACTTTCAGAGAGTATAGAGTCATTTGAAAGTCCAAGCGCGCTTGGACGCAATATGAGTCGAAATCCATTTAAACTTTCTCCTTCCCCTTCTCCATTTGCAATTTCTTCAGTAAATACAATTTCACCATTAGATCCAGTATTTGTATAGTTATAATAAAATGTATAATTTGCACCTTCGCCTTTACGATATCCAACTACCTCTCCGCGCAAATCATTTCCAACATATGCAACTGATTTTGCAGATGCAGCAATTTGATCATATGTAAGAACCGTCCCAGCAACATTTAGCGATCCAGTCGAGAGATCAAGCGTTAATGAATATAGTTCAGGTAAAAATGAAGTGCCGCCACCTACTACAGCGGTGTCAGCTTTCCATACGCTGCTACCCAAGCGATTTATTTGATCCTGTAGTGCAGACTGTAACTGATTTAGTTCCCTTACTTGTACACTATAACCAGGTTTAAATAGTATGCGAAGATAATTTTTATCGCTATTACCAGATGAAATATAGTCATCATGATAGGTTGTGTTGTATGATGTAATGGACATTAGAATTGTATAATAATCTTAATTTCTTCAGTTTGACCGCTTTGACGGTTGATTGGTTTACGATTTTCTGTAAATATTACTGTACCGGTGCGAGGTATATATTCGCTATTATTTACTGCGCTGTATGCTACTGACGTCCCCTTGGAGTCTGTCACGGTTCCAGTGTTTGGAATGATTCCATATCCAGTTACAGAGTTTTGATGGAAATATAGACGATGAAAAATTGTGCCTTCAACATCAATTGCCTTGTATGAGTCAGCATATGCATTCACGCGGCTCTCGCCGCTAGTTATTGTTAGGATGTCACCAATTGCGATTCCCGAATTTGGAGCAGAGTTTAATGTGAGATAACGTGCTGCTCCTAAAGTGTCTGGACTTGCGCCTTCACTATATTGAACGTCCTTTATAACTGAAATTTGACGATATGGAACATAAAAACCGTCATTAGAAATGTCATCTGCTGCATCAACAGCAATTCCAACAAACCATGACGGCAGCGTTATTGTTGGTTCATAAGCAAATCCGCGAAGTGGAGCGATATGTGGAACTATAACTGCACCAATGCCAGTTGAAGCTATTTTGAAATAGCCATCGACTATAAGCTTTGACGTGGTAGCGGTGTATGACCAGTTTGCTGGCAATAGTACGTTTTTTAACAATCCAGTGTCTGGATCCGTTACCACAGGACAATCAATTTCGGCGGTAGTGCCGTTTGAGTAGCGCGCTACAAATGTAACTGTATTTAAAGAGCCATAACCATCACCAGGAGACAGAACGCTAAAGCCATAAAGTAACCCGCCGCCGTCAGCCTGAATAGTTGGAGCAACTGCGGCCGATGCAGTACCAGAAGTTATGTTAATAAACTGGTCGGTAATTAACTTTGACAGCGCGGTTGATATATTATCAATTAGTATCCAAACGTAGCCGTCGCCGCCAACTGTAGTTGCGCGATAGTCAGTTGCTACTGGTATACCAGCTGTGCCTTCTTGACCGGCTTGCAAGCAAAGATAGATGCGGCCACTTACGACTGCGTAGCATGGGTTAATTTCAACTTCTCCCTCAAGAACGCTCGGATAAAAGCAGTCAGGGTCATACGGACTGTATGCTTTATAGTGCGCTCCAGCTTTCCACTTTATATGTGGAATTACGCGTTCTGCGTTTGTAGAGTTAATCTTAAGTA